CCGTGTGTTCTTATTTAACCACAGGTAGGCTCGTGGACGATTACATTTTAAATTGCAAGGATATAACTAAATTCCTGACCGTCCGTAGTGTTACAGGTGGTGCGGTTAAAGTATATCCGGACAAAACAGATTATCTCGGTAAATCTATCCGTTGGTATTATGCCAAAAATATGGACGGAGAAATTGTGTATGCTAAGTCTGGAAAGAAAGTACCTCGAACAGACGGGGCTAAACCTTGCCTAACATTACCAAGTGAATTTCCAGACGATATTAACCACACTTGGTATATCGAAGAGGCACACAAAATCCTAAAAGAAATTGGAGCAGTTCATGAAAATTGAAGCGAAAAATGACGGCAAACTTTATACCGTTATCCGTCTTTTACAAGACGAACAAGGAACGTACTTGTTGATAGCTAGTGAAAGGCTGGATTCCTCTGCGCCGTATGTGGTTATTGATGGCATGGTGCATCACGGGCGTTTACACGCAAGATGTCCTAATTGCCAAGAGAAATATTGGATGCCGTTAAATCAGACTCTTGAAGAGTTTAAGCAAGGTTGGCGTGTAACAGATATTAGACGCTTTAGAAGTTAATTAAGAAAGGGTATAAAATGTCGGATACAGTTAGAAGACGTTCGCGTGAGTTTATTCGTAATTTACAGGAAGAACGGGCTATTCTTCTTGGTGGGTTCCGAAAACCTGAAAAACGTGAGGTTACGCAAAAGCGGATTAAACGACAGGTTGAGTTACGTTTTAAAGACAGAGATGCAGATTTGTAAAGTTAGGTTATTGTAATTGTAGTCTGTTTAGAACCACTTTATACTACATTTATTAAATAAGCAATAGGGCGTGTTACAGCGCGTTTAGCTACCCACCCTATACTTACCCTTACTTTAACCACAAACGCCCCGCATACGCGCGGCACGGAGCTACAAATGCAGGTCTTTAAATATATTATTGCTGTTTTTGCATTAGGTTCATTTTTAATTATTTCCTCTTGTTCGTACGATGACGAATTGGACAGCCAAGCTCGTTATTGTAAAGGCGTTCAAGAGGGTTCGCACCCAGACTATTTAGGTACTTTTGACAAAGAGTGCAAATAATGTGGGATTTCACTTCGCCAGAAGGACTGTTAATACTGTTCCTTTTATTATGGCTAATTTTTAACTTAGGACGATAAAATGTATTCTGTTCAAAAATACGAATTGACCGACCCTAAACAGGTTTATGTTTCAATCTATACTACCGGTAACGAAATTGAAGTTTATCTGGAAAATGACCAGAAAGGCTTGACTAAAGTGGAAATCTGCACAATTCCTGAAGCGATTGAGTTGGCCGCTAATATGGGTGTTCCTTTCCGATTTGCATAAAATAAAAGGGCGCGTTATGCGCCCTTTTATTTTTACAAAGTAATTCCGTATTTTGCAGCAAGTTCTGTTTTTCCAGTAACTTCGCCTGCGGTAATAAAGAATCCTTCGCCAACTTTCATTTCCACACATCCGTTGCCGCTATATGGCGCGCCGATACGGAGTTTCATGTTGTCTTTCCAAGTTACGGTAAATTCCAACAAATACCATTTATCACGTTCAACAGCTAAAGCTGGAGAAGTAACAGTTCCGTTGATTTTACCTGAACCACCTTTGATAGTGTAAGGTGTTGTACGTTCATCATAAACCAAGTCTGGACCGTCACCATCAGCAAAAGCTACAACGGCACTGGCGACCTTACGATTGCCCATACCTGTGAACTTGACAGGTGCGACCAACTTGACTTCATCACCCGCAACAAACGGAAGATTTTCAAAGTCGATGTAAGTACCAAGATACTTAGTTTCGCGGTCTTTCAGGTTGTTGACCAAAACCCTGTGGTCATCGTCCTCTTGAACCATACCGTTAAATTGAGGACCGACAGTATTAGTGTTCATAGACGGTTCTACTGTTACCTTAACGCCATCCGCGTTTGTAACGGATTTTGCACCGATAGCCACATTGTCGCGAATATTAAACGTGACAAGTTTTTTAGGTGTGGCAGGTGCGGGGCTGGCGGGCGCGGCTGGCTCGTTACTGGCAGGCGGCTGCGCTGGTGCAGGTGTTGGGCTGGCTGGCTCGTTACTGGCAGGCGGCTGCGCTGGTGCAGGTGTTGGGCTGGCTGGCTGCCCGCTTGCCGCTGGTGCGGCCGCTGGCGGGCTTGCTGGCGTTGCTTGCTCCCCACTGGCGGCGGGCGCGGCTGCCTCGCCTTTTAACGCCAAATATGCGTTTCCAACTTCAGCGGCTGTCAGTTCCTTGTTGTAGTACATGACGTTGTAAATATCAGCACTCACTTGACCGTTACCGTTCCAAATAGAACCTAAAGTAACAAGTTCGATGTCGGACAGATGGGTCATAGTAATGACGTACTTAGTATTCAGCTTCAACTCTTGTCCTGTATAAGGAACGCCGTTGACGTACATACGGTCTTGACGTTTCATTGTGAACAGGTCATCTCGTCCACCACGTTGAATACCAAATCCACCGCCAACGCCTACTAAGTTTTCGCCGTTTTTATTAGCGAAACCAACAAACGAAGTTCCTGTCGGACGACCGCCAAGACTCTTAATGGTAATTTCCATCATGAGACTGGCTTTTGCAGATTTTGTAACAGGCATTAAACCGTAAACACCAGCAGAAGCTTCTTCATCACGAAGTCGTGCGCGGATGTATTTGTTAGCGACATCAACTAAGCCCTCATATCCGCGCGGCGGGTAAGAACCTGCTTTTGTAACTTTAGTAGTCTTGCCTTTGATTGGAACTTCCTCGCTAGTGGCGTTCGCCCAATCGAGTTCATCAATCGGTGTAGGTACAGTTCCATTTAATGTAGGCTTAACGTAACCATCTTCAAAGGTGACAACTTTAACCACAGTGGATTCCATTGTGAACTTCTCGGTCGCCGTGCCTGCAACGGTAATCGCTTCGCCGTTGTAAGTGTTACCGGACACAAATGCGCGGTTTAGTGGCATTTTGCTGTTCAGCAGGAATTGAGCCATGAACTCGTCTTTTGGACGGTCACAAACAAACTTGTTGTTCATCAGGTTAAGGTGAATGCTTCCAGGTTCATCGTTTTCAAGCGCGACAACACGGCGCACACTGTTTGTCGTATAGTGCAACTCGTTATCCTCAACAATAACAAGCGGATGTCGAGGACATTGAATGTAAAGGAATTGAGACCAAGAAACGTTCTTACCTGCCTTGATGACATTGTGGTGAATATGGATTGGCATATCATTTGGAATAACAGCCGAACCGTTTTTCTCTTGCAGGAAAATAGGCGTATCCATGCCCTCTTCGTAGGTAATGGTATTATGAGCGAACTCAATTTTACCGAGACCAATGTGGGCATTGCCGTCTGCAGAAGCAAAGAAGATATGGTGAATGCGTTTACCTGTTACCGTGTTGTTTTTGATAACGACATTGGTCTTAACGTGTTTCGCACCCTCATTATTGCGCCACTCGAACACACGATGACCTTTACGACCAGTCCAATCCACACCCTCAACAGTGTTGCCCTCGATAAGAATATCCACGTCAGGTTGGTTCTTCCATGTTTGGTTTGGCTGCGGTTTGTTTTCCACACGCACACCAGTCCACTGATAGTAGTCGAAGTTACGGTATGGGTTGTCAGGGCTGGCAAACGTTGTCCACGGTTTGTGAGTTACGTCACGTTCCAGAATGAAGTTCGGGTTATTAATCAGCTTGTTACGGAGGATACGGATATTACGTTGAGGATAGCCACGACCCTCGATAGCCACACCAAAGAAGCGGTCACCGTCGGATGTGTTGTCGCTAATCTCAGCGTCGCAAGCATCGTGCGTATCCAAGCCTTTACGATAGTTTGAACGTGTAGTATTACCTGTCCAAGTTACTGACGCGTTAACTGAACCGCTGAAAGCAGTGATGCCGTAACCCGTGCCGCCGCTGGCTTCGTGACCGTTAAATTCGCACAAACAGCCGCGAACAATGTTGCCTTTTTGGTTTTGAACAAGAACGCCTGCGCTGCGGTTGTGGTGAGTATGACAATCAATAACCACATTGTCTTCGCCGCGATATTTAAGGTCGTCCAGTTTAACTTTACCAGTGTAGAAATCAAAGTTTTCTTGCAAAGTTTCAGGGCTAATTGCACCGACAAAGATACCGGCACGATTACCGCCGCAGGCTTCAACACGTTCGACACGGCAACGTTTAGTATCCATAAGCGCAAGGCACGAAATTTGACCGAAGTAAACATCGTCTGGACGGTAGAATTCGCCCTCGTATTTGATTGTAAAGTCCTCAAAGACTTTATCCTCGACTTTATGGGCAAGAATACCACAAGACAGACGGCTGTCCGTTTTGTTGGTATTACTATCCCAATCGTATTCCTGCGCCCAATTAAATTTCAGAACAGACTTACCTTTACCAGCACCTTTGATACCTTTAATCCGGTTATTGTTGGCTTTTGTAATTTTGATTTGAGATTCGAGAACGTACTCTTTCTCTTGCAGGCGAATAAAGTCTCCCTCTTCCGCTGCACGTTTAATCTCAAGCAAAAGCTCGAATGTACTGTTGGAAGTGTAATCCTTACCTGTGGTTACACCTTTACCTTCCAGAATGTTGTTCAAGTTTTCACGAACGTCTTTTGGAATGTCCGATACTGAATTAATAACCACAACATCATTCTGACGTTGCATGACGAGGGCTTTGTCCTCTCGATTATAGAAGCTGTAATCTTCAACTTTAGTAATCAGATCCATCATTTATCCATTTCGTAATTATACGGAAGCAGCCTATGTTTCCATAAACTGCTTCTACTTTATTAAACTTCTGATGCCTGCGCCCCAAATGTTTTAGTAACTAATTGAGCAGTTCTCAGAACTGACTCTTCCCCAGTTACAGGGTTCAATGCTTCTGCTAAATGGTTGTAAATAAACTCTTCAGAACTTTCGTTACTTTGTGGCGCAGCGTTAATCTGAACCTCAATGCCCAATGCACCTACTGGAGATTTACCGTTTTCCCATGATTTTTGAGAAACGTAAGACCGCAACGTTGCTTGAACGATGTTGCTTTCTTTGTTTACATAGTAGGACGTAACGCGGTGGAATTTACAGGTTACATCTGTTTCATCGTCAACTTGTTCAAGCAGAACGCCGATAATTTGATTTTGTGACATGATAAGTCCTTTCTGTTAATTAAAGTCTTGCTGATAAAATATAAGGTATAGATAAAATGTCAACTTCCTCCCATTTTGTTGAATTGGCGACAGTTTTTTCGTGGTCTATCTCGATTACAATTTGAACAGTAGTATTTCCGTTTACAATGTGAATAAATGGAATATTATAAAATATCCCGCGATAAACATCAACATTACGTCCTCCTGCATCGTAAGTATGGCTAAGCATTGACCAGAATTCTTGTTCAAAAATCTGTTGACCGTTAATTTTAATTCTAACCCAGTAACTAGACTTACTATTAGGTGTTAAGAATGAAAGATTTTGAAAACTTAACAAAATATCCTTTTGCGTGATGTTGTTATACGTTAAAGCATAACGACCTGTTTTAACCCTTGCAAAAGGGAAAAATTTCAGCAAGTCCCCTTCAATTTTATCCGCGTAAATAGTTCCTTCAAACCTACCGTTGCGAGCGTATAAGTCGCCGTTGCGATTAACTGTAAACGCACCGCCACCAATATTAATATCACCACCTCTTATATTACCTAAATCACTGCTTAAAGCTGACAAATTCTCAATGTGCATTTTGTCTGCTGTAATAGAACCTGTGGCAATTTTTGCAGCGGTAACAGAACCAGTAATTAATTTATCAGTAGAAATCGAATTACTTGCAATATGATCAGCACTAATCGCCCTACTAGCAATCTTTTGAGCGGTAATTTGCCCTGCGCCGATTTTATCAGCGGTGATAGCATTAGCAGCAATACGACTGGAATCAATACTACCCGCTTTAATCTTAGCAGCGTCAATGACCCCTGCATTTAATTTGCGAATCAATGCCTCGCCGTTAACCACAAGGCTGCCATCAATAGCGATTATACGGTTAGCGGTGTCAATTGTAAAGGGTGTAATGTTATTGTATCCGGGCTTACCGACTTTGAACTTATCCACAGAGAAGTAAATTTCTCCTCGCGGTTGACCGCTATTACGGTCAGACAGCAATTTGTAACCTGTCAAGTAACCGTTGTTATCAATGAATACGGTTTTCTCAGCGGATACGCCGTTTATTGAGGAAGTATTGGTTTCTACTTTTGTGGTTAAACCGTTAACTTTAGAAGTAAGTTCTGTTTGCTTTTTTGCACTTGCTTCGTCTTTGGTTGCTTGGACCTGTTTAAACTCGTTGATAGTTGCTTTAGTCTTATCAACTTCAATACCTACATCTTCAGGTGCTGGCGTCCAGTCCGTGCCGATAGTACCACGTTCAAACTTGACTTTTTTAATGGTATTGTTTGAAGTGGCGGAATTAGGATAAGCGTAAACGTTCAAGTTAACGTTGGTCGTTTTGTCACGACCTGTATAGGTATTATCCGCCCATTTAAACTGCGCTTGGTAGATACCATCACTAACCTTTTTCAGTTTGGCAAGCTCGCCCCAGCCATTGCTATTGTACACAGCAAAATCCGTGCGGCCTTGACCTAATTCTCCCCACAGGGTAACGACAACATCATCTCCAAACTTAGGTGCTTCGGTGATTTCGAACTGATGCAAATAATTGCTATCCGTTACATTAGGATTGCTATTTTTAACAAGATTACGGCCACCAATTTTGACGTTGTTCACTTTAGCTTCTAATTGTTCAGTTTTAGTCGCAAACGAACCCTTAGCGTCAGATAAGGTGTGTTCCAATCTTGTTATCTTAGCATCTGTTGATTTTTGAAGATTATTGGCGTGAGCTTTTGCGTCTTGCAATGCTTTATCAGCTTTCGCTTGTGCGTCTGCCGCCGCTTGTTGCTTCACAATAGCGTCCTTAGCTGCTGCATCTGCAATAGCTTGAGCTTTAGCAGCATTCGCTTTGGAAGTTGCATCACCTGAAGCAGAAGCAATAGCTTGGGCTTTAGCCGCGTCCGCTTTTGCTTGAGCCGCTTGTTCTGCTGCAATTCGAGCGTCATTCGCTTTGCTGGTTGCATACGCTTCCGCTGCTTTTACCGCTTGAGTTTTGGCATTGTCCGCCGTTGCTTCCCACAGTGATTGCAAACTTTGTCGCGCTAAGGAAGTTACTTCTGTTTTAGTCGCTTTAGTAGTTTTGATTTCCTCAATGCTACTTTCCGCAGTTTGTAATCTACTTTTAGCCGCATTGATTTCTTTGGTCTGAGCTTCGTCTTTAGTAACTTGAGCTTTTTTATATTGGTCGAATTGTGCTGCTACTTCAGCAACACTGATATCCAAGTCCTCTGCCGCTGGTGACCAGTCAGAAGGAATTGTTCCTCTTTCCAGTTTAATGCGGTCAATACGTGATGTACCTGTACCAGTCTCGGGTCCGCAGTAAATCAATAATTTATCGTTTGACGGATTGTTTTTAGACCTGTCCCATGTTGCTGTTAGTCGGTAAACTCCGTCAGACACTTTCTTCATTGTGCCTAACCAGTTCCAACCGTTCGAGTTAAACGGCAAAAACGCTTTACGACCACTACCCAATTCGCCCCATATTGTGATAGTAACAGGTTCATCCTGTTTTAATGAATTATCTGTCAACAGGTATGTTTGCAGTAAGTAATTAGAATTTTGGACTTGTACATTGGAAGCTCGAACCAAGTTTCGCGCACCAATAGCCAATTTATCCAATCTCGCAGTAATCTGTTTTGTTTCTTCAGCGGATGCTAGATTAGTACCAGATATAGTTTTCTGTAATTGGGTAATAGATGCAGTTGTGATATCATTCAGACGTTTAGCTTCAGCTATCGCGTCCGCCTTAGCCTTATCTGCTTTCCGTTGAGCGTCATCTGCTGCCTGCTGTTTAACGGATGCAACTTTTGCAGCAGCGTCCGCAATCGCGGCAAGTTTTGCAGCGTTTGCTTTGGATTCCGCGTCACCTTGTGCAGCGGCAATAGCGGCAGCTTTCGCAGCGTCGGCTTTAGTTTGTGCAGCAGCTTCAGCCGCTTGCCGTGCGGCGGTTGCTTTGTTTTGCGCGTCAGTTTGTGCGGCAGCAATAGCGTCGCGTTTGGCGGTTGCAGCGGTGTTTTCCCATTCGCTTCGCAAGGTGTTTCTTGCTAAGGAACTCACTTCATTCTTGGACGCTTTTGTAGTTTCCAAGTTTGTAATCTTGCTTGAGTTTTGACCAATGCGCGAATTAGCTTCACGAAGCTGTTCTGTTAACGCTTGGTCTTTTTGCGCTAAAGCGTTTCCATATTGAGTAATCCGCGCTTGAGTATTAACCACAATTTCATCAGTATCTTCTGGCGCGGGTGTCCAGTCTGTAGGTACAGTTCCTTTCTCAAACTTAACTTTTTTGATGTTAAAGGTTGATGTTGATGTGTTTGGGTAAGCATACACGTTCAGAGTGGTATTTGATAACTTATCACCACCTGTATAAGTATTATCCGCCCACTTGAACTTAGCCTGATACACGCCATCTGAAATCTTCTTCAGTTGAGCTAATTCCCCAAAACCACGAGAATTGTAGACAGCGAATGCGGTGCGTCCATCACTTAAATCACCCCATAAGGTTACAATTACATCTTCCCCGAACTTAGGAGCTTCTGTAATAGCAAATTGATGTAAATACTGATTGTCGTTAGTGTTTGGGTTACTCTTGCGAATAAGGTTGCGACCGCCGACATTGATATTGGAAAATTCAGCTTTCAGTTCTGTCAACTGCGTAGCTTGGCTGGATTGAAAGTCTGAATAAGTTCTGCGGAGCGAAGTAATATCCGCTTCTGCGCCAGCGACGCGTGAAGAAAGTTGAGTAGTTTGTTCTGCTTGACTTCTATCCTTTTCAGCGCGAACCTTTTTCTCTTCGTTAATAGCAGCGGTGTTATTATTAATCTTAGCTACCAAAGTTTCGCGGGTGAGGGCTTCAGCTGAAATAGCATCCGCGCGTGTTTTGCTTTCGCGTTCAATAGCGGCGTTAGCGTTGCCCAGATTTGTGGTTAAAGTATTAATCTGTTGTGTTTGGTTGTTGTTGACTGTTTCAACAGTTGTAATGCGTGTTCCAAGCTGATTACTTTTAGCCAACAAGTCCGCAGCAGCTTTGTCCGAGGATTGTTTAATCGCTTGGACTCGTGCGGATTGTTCCGCTTGGATTGCGCGTGTGCGAGCGTCCGCTTCACGTTGCAGGGCTTCTGTTCGCTGTTGAGCTTCGGCGCGAGCGGATTGTGCAATAGCGTCTGCCCGTGCTTGTGCTTCTGTTCTAAAGCGGTTGTCAAAACTATCCAAGCGAGTAAGGATATCACTGTTAAGGGTGTTTGTTGTCTTGCGGACAATATCCTTAACCTCTGCTTCCAGTTGTTGAAGTCTTTTATCCGCTTTTGCGTCAGCTTGGTTAAGTGATTCCTGAAGCTGTCTTTGCAGGTTGCGAAAATCTTCTTCAAACGGTGTAGCTACTTCGCCTTTTACCGGACCTGTAAACGCACCCTCGATACCACGTTTATCAATAGGTCTGACCCAAAAATAATAGTTTTCATGTTGACTTGCTCCAGTGTACATATAACTGTCCAAAGGCCAGTCAACAACATTGATTAACTTAGCGTTAGATAATTCAGTATTATTGGATACCCAAATTTCAGTATAACCGCCAGATTTAGCGGGAACGCTCCATTGCAGAAAGATAGCGTAGTTAGACGGTATTGTGGTTAAAGTACCTGAAGTGATATTAATAACTTGACGAGTACGCGCGACTTCCTGTTGGCTACCGTCCGCGTATTCTTCAGTAACCACAATGTCATATTCGCCATTAGGCAAATTGCCGTTAATGCCTGCGCCATCGAATTGTTTAACGACTTCGCCAGTATTGTGTTTATATGCGGTTGTAAATGTGCGGAACAAACGTTTACCGCCAATGTTCAACCAAGTTGACCACTTTGTATCAAAGAAGCGTACATCGATACCTTGTTTAGTGTATCGTGTTTGATAAATGCGGCCTTTAGCATCACGCAAACTAACAACAACATCGCCATTAATGCGATAAATACCGTCCTGAACGTTGGAAGCGTTTTCATCCAGTTCAGTAGGTTTGAAGAAGTTACCCCAGCCCTGTTGAGGGTCTGTGTGAAGCGGTTTGCCAGATTCATAATTGGCGATGAGTTGAGTATCGCTTTCCGCGTGTTCATTTAGCGGTTCAGCTTCTACTGTAAAAGTGATACCATATTTACGTCCGGATTGTTCAGTTAATTGAAATGTATTAGGAACAATTTGGACTTTGTGGGTTTGCGGACTTCCCTCATCTGTAATCAAATCCATCAGAAAAGGTAATGCACCGCGTTTGGTAATATGACGGTAGAACGCCATCATATATTGATATTGTTCTTTATTTAAACTAAAAGCAACATTGATAGAATGCACGTTATCCACTGTATCCTTGCGAACACGACTAGCTCCACCGTTAAGTCTTGTGGCAATGTTACCGTCGCCAAACTTAACGTTGTAAGAGTTAGAATCTGGAAGTAAGTGCAATTTCTTCATAGTTTAAATCCTGCTATAATGCGTTCGTCATCTTCAACATTGTGTTCTTTTTGTTCTGCTTCTACAGTGTAAACGATGACGTAACTGTTACCTGTTTGTGATTGTAATTGTAAGCTATTGGGCAACATAACGCAAACATATTCGTCCTTTAAACCATCAATGATTAAGTCCATTAAAAACTTTTTAGCACCGTTAGAAGTGGATTTACGGTAAAACGCCATAAAGTATTGATAGGACTTTGGGTTTAGTTTCAGTGTAATGTTTACAGTGTGTGTCCCTTTAATCATAGTCTTGCGAACACGGCTTGCACCGCCGTCCAATTTGACAACGGTGTTTTCATTTGAGAACTGCACACTGTAAGAACTGCTATCCGCTTGAAGTTTTAACTTTTCCATTATACCACCTTACCAGAATATGGATTGTTACCGTTCATGTAATCATGGTCATTAGCGTAATATCGTTCATCATAGTTGATAGCTTTCACTTCAACTTGCATATCGTCTTCAGGACTTTTCTCCTGAAGTATGAACTGTTTGTTACGGCTAATTTTATCGCTTGCTTCAATGATGTACATGGAATTAACGTAGTTTAAATCATCTGCTGCTAATTGCAGACTTGGGGCGCGTTCCAATGTGATTACGTTCCCTTCTACCTTAGCAATTTTGATAGACTCGGTTGTCTTGTTCCAGTGTTGGAAGAAGATATAATTACCTGCTGTGGCTACTACCTCTCCCGATAACCACACTTTAAGACCGTCTTGTTTAATCACTTCGCCCTCTGCATAAGCGGCGCGTGTGTTATCAGATACTGCAATACGGTCATTAATAACTAACAAATCCGCTTCCGCAAGGCTTTTGAACTTGACGCTTATTCGTTTATACCGCTGCATATTATACAACCGCCAAGCGTGTAGATATGCTTGCCTGTGGTTACGAACGCCTAAAGATTCAATGCTTTGGTATTTACGCGCCGAACCATCTTCCGGAATCATATAAATGGTTTGTGAACCATCTTGCGGGTCAATGTATTTGTATTGGATACCGTCATAATCGTTTTGAGTACCAAACTTAATACTTCGGGTTTCACTTCCTGGAATCTTGTTGCGATGGTTAAAAATCATTACAGGAAGTTTGTCATTGGTATCCGAAGCAATTTTAATCTTTTCACCCGTGCGGTAAGCGGTTGCAAATGTCGCGTCCGCAACGGATTGAATCATTTCCTCAAACGACATATCTTCATCATCAAAGGTGTATCCAAATTCAACAACGTCCGATATGCCAAAATAACTTTTAATCTTGTCATAGGTATCATAAATACCCTCAACATCAATTTCGTCTATTGTACGACCGCCATTTTTAGGGTCTAAGCAGATGGCGCAAAAGATATCGGCAGCGTAATTTGTCGGATGCAAGGTAGTGCTGAACTCTCTTGTGCCGATTCTTTGCGGTAACATTCTAGTAACCACAAGATTTAATTTGCGGTCTTTAACTGCCAACGCGCCGTCCGTAGCATTAGTAATCGATTTGACAATAGTAATATCTCCTGGATTACCAATGTCCAGTTCTGAGCCATAATACAAATCACGCCACTTAATCTCATCGACCCAAGACCCGTCAAAGTTTTCGTTTGTAGGTGTTGTTCTGTAACATAACACTTTATAACGACCTTTTGGAACAGTAAGCCTTAGCGTCAATGCGCGTGTGCCTTGCCACTTCTCTTTTCCTTGGACAACGCCGCTTATTTCGTAAGTGTCCCCTACAATGTTACCTTGATTATCCACTTGCATTGCTTTGAGGGTTACTCCAACATTAAGGGCTTGTTCACCATCCTTATCTCGTGAATATAAACCACTTAAAGCGACAATATTAGCGATAATTTGAGTAGTGCCAGCATGGTCACAAACGAACGGACCGATAACTTCCGTTTCAATATCCTTAATGCTTGCTTTACCCACAGTCTGCAAGGGTGCATTCGGTAACGTAGACCATGCAGGATTAACTTTAGCTGGATCCTTTAAAGTGAGTACGTTGTTCATATTAGAAAGGACTTCATATCTACCTGATAAATCCGCACTAAAATCAGCTCGCTTTAATTCTAATGTTTCGTGAGGGTATTTGATGCTTTCGCTAACTGCAACAGGTTCCTGCACTTCAACACGATAACCTAAGAAAGCATTGTTTTGCAACCACCATTTTTCACGCTTACGTCCGAATACAGCTGTCACGGATTTGATAGTAAAGAAACCTGAACAACCAGCGGTATATGATTGATTATCTACAACCTTAGTTACGAAACGACTGTTTAGATAGATTGTGCTACCTGCTTTCAACACTTTAATCTGTTGTAGCTTACTTTCGTCGCCATAGAACATAAGAGCATTATTTTCAGGGTTAAACTTTACCCCTTGAGTAGGAATATCCGTTATAGTACGGACAACTGCTTTCATATCAACTTGACTACCTGGACGGAATCCTGGCATATCAATATTCATATTTCGGCCTGCTGCCATTCGTATCCACAATGAAGCGCGAGTGTCCGGTATGCGGATTGTACCATCACGACTAATCTGCATACCACGTTCACCCTCATAAGATGCGCCCTTGTAAGGTTTCAAAACTTGACCGTTCACGCTGTTTGAGCGTTTAACATTGTAGAATTGTTGGTCGATTGGTTTACCTACACGATATTGCGGAGTAGTCAAGTTGAATGGTTCATACACTTCCACACTAGCACCGTCAATCTCTTGAATAGGTGTAGTGTCGTCCTTAATGTCCGCTAAGTTGGCAATGTGATATTTGCCTCTACCAATAGCCATCAAAGAGAATTCGCGCTCAATGTGGTTATCGTAGATTTTATAAGGGTTGGAGATAAGGTCAGGGACAGACAACACAGTTCCGTAAATATCAGGAATGCGTTTCCAGACACGCGCTTTATTTGTACGTCGTGATAATTCGTTATTACCTGATTGATTTGTAGCATTTGCCATCGCTGCGGCGTTTGGTATATTTTTTGCCATTGTAGCTACAACAACAGCGGCTACAACCGCGACAGCAATAGCCACATAAGCACCATACATGGCCATAAACGCTGACACCGCCTCTTTAGGTACTACCACTACATAAAATTCGCCTGTGAGCGCGTTTACGGCGTTAATGCTGTCAATATCAAAAGGGGTAACATCGTTTTCAGCGGACACACTCTTGTGAAACAAGTGGGCATCTTGCGGCCATGTGTCCCACAAAGTTGAAAGGTATTCTGCAACAGGTTTATCCGTTGTATGAACTTCATATTCGCTTTGTTCAAATGGGTTGAGCAGGATTTTGATTGTATTCATAATATCTTATCTTATAAGCAAAAATCGAAACCTGTTCTAAAGGTTCCCATTTAACGTTGTATTCGTCTGTTATATGCAACAGACGCCCATGAACCATTAAACCGCAGTGAAGTCCGTCCCAATAGTTAATCAACACGATTTGAGCTTCTTTATAACCACACTTGTGAAACATGGTTGTCCGACGGCGTGTGGTCATACCATCTTCTAAGAACTTATTAAATTGTTCGCTAATATCAACGTCGTAAAAATATTCAAATGCTTCCATCATGAAATGGAAGCAGTTGTAGTTCATTTTATCATATTGCTTATTGAGCAAATCGTCCAATGTCATAGCAAACTCTTGAGGAACGGAAATCTTACGGTTGAGTACAATTCCCCTGTTTTGGATTTGTTCACATTAGGTGCAGTTGCTTGGAAAGTTGTGCCTTGCTGGTCGTAGTTAAAACTATCAATCTGCAAGGTAATTGGTCCGTACAATACAAAGTCAGGGTCATCACTTGCATAACAGCGATATTTGAGAATAGGCTTTGCCAACATTCCTTCGTTTTCAAAAGCACGTTCAAGTTCTTGTGGTAACACCTCGCCTAAATCGCCGATGGTAATATTCAAGGTTTGGTCCAAGTCCGTTTTACTGCTACCAACTTCTAGCTTGAGGGGAAAGTAATCAAATTGTACCCTATTCGCGTCACCGTTGGCAAGTTTAGCCGTCCAACCGTTTGTAACGTTACGGACAATCCTTAAAGGTTTCGTAAAGTGGGTATGGATAATTTCGATAGTTTCAATGTACACCACGTCTTTACGACCTTTAAGGAAAAACTCTTCCAACCGACTCATGATGTTCTCCTTTTAGCTTGAATGTTGTCGGAAATAGCTCGGGAAACAGCACTGTTCGGATTAGCCAGTTCCCCTGCAACAACGCGACCAGCTTGTCTACTAACCACAGCTTGAGCTTCTTGTCTGGCAATAATGCGAATGTTATCTTCGTCAATTTGTTCTACTTCGTGCGTTACACCACTTGCATAGTTTTGGATAGTGATATTAACACCAGAAGAAACAGAACCACCTTTGGCGGCTTTTCCGGATACTGACAAATTACCATTTCGCAAAGCTTCCAAGTTATGTACACCAATCCGTCGAGTTGCATCAGCGTCAAACACATACTCTTGACCGTGTACAACACCAGCAATCTGATCTGTACCCATTGAGCCTGTATAACCACCTGTCATAAACCCTTTACCCAGCATAGCAGGCAGGGCGGCGGCTAATGCCACCACCGCCATCATGCCCGCCATACCGGCAGTTGACGCGCCGCCGAATGTAGCGGTATTCGCTAAGGTTGCAGCGGGCGCGTATGCGCTCGTAAGGCTCGCAGCTTGTGCCGTGCCTTGTGTGGTTGCAGCAGTACCCGCCGATTTACTGGTACTAGACATCAAGAGTTGAGTGATAACCCATTGAGTACCGAGTTTGACCAAACCTGAAATCAAACTTTGTAAACCTTGTTTAGCAGCGTTTTTAAGACTATCACCCAAGTTGTCGCCTTGCACGATAGCTTTACCAATGGAGTCCGCAAAACCATCTTGAATGCTAGTAAAGAACGTACCGAATTGGTCTGTAAGGTCGTTCAATGTTCCGGTATATCCTTCCAGCAACTGGTCTTTACCTAGCATAATCGCGCCGAATACTTCCTGCCATGAATTACCCATAGCAGAACCATCAGCGGTCAATCCTTGAGCTTGATTAGCGCGTCCAATGGCAGTTTCATTTGCCAGCATCTTGCGTCCAGCATACTGACCGCCAATTTCGCCAGAAGCCATCATTTCCATAATAGCCTGTTGTTCCATGCGAAGTTTTTCAACTTCAGCTACTTGAGATTTATGGACGTTCAGTTTAGCCTGTTCCAATTCCAGGATTTTAGCGTGTTCGAGACTTTCGTCTTTAAGTTTAGCAAGCTGTTCTTCTGTAAAGAAGATACCATCTTTACGTTTGCTGTTAATGTAATCATTGAAGTTTGCAATAGCTTTTTCTTCGATAGTAATAGCGCGTAAGTGCATCAATTCTTTTTCACGACCTTCCGCAACCTCACGAAGTTCTTGGGCAACCTTAGCCTCTTCATATTTCTTGGCTAATTCCGCTACTTTCGCAACCTGTTCTGTGGTTAAATCCACATCATGTTGTTTCAGTGCGTCCATCATTTCCATTGTTTTCACGTCAGCAAGACGCGCGTTACCCACAAGGGTTAGATTCTGGATTTCCTTCTCGGTTTTCTCAATGATTTGGTTATAATAGTCAATCTGCTTCTCAAGAGCTTTCTCTTGTTGTTCGTACATCTTATTATAAGTACGATTATCCACTTTTGAGTCGATAGGACGGGCAATCATTAATTGACCAACACCCTTTTTCAGCTTGTTGTATTGGTCGTAACCTGCCGCACCAATACGACCGTCACCATAGGTTTTTTGTTTCGCATCGGATACCCAGCCACTCTTAGTGAACATAGCACTATGTCCATGTTTGAGACCCAATTTAGTCCAAGACGACATAGATTGAATATCGCCTACTTGTGGTGTATAGTTCTCGTCAAATTTGACCCATTTATACTTACCTGTTGCGACCGCGTTTCTAGCAACATTGATACCGCTGCCAGCGCGTTTATAGTTTTTAGCAAACGCTTCTACAGCACGGTTGATATACTTAGCACAATCTCCTGTATATTTATCCAAAGCACGGGCATTCTTTTCCGCAAATTCAGCAGTCTTTTCTGCAAAGGTTTGACTTTCAGATTTACCTGCACGACCGCCCCTCAAAGATTTTTTAGCAGCTTCAGACTGGCGATTCACTTCCGCAAGTTTTTTAGCAATTTCAGGATTAGCATTACGAAGAGTATCTTCAATCTTGCCTAATTTACCGTTGGATTCTCTTAATAATTTTTCTTGGGCTTGAGCTTCTTTACGACTAGCTGCCGCGTTTTTGACCATATCTTCCATCCAAGTTGATTGGCTTTTCAACAAGGATTGTTCGAAAGTGTCATTTTGTTTATATGGGACTGGCGTTGTATTAACGTTCGCAAAAGGGTTATCGAAACCTGATAACTGCAATGTAAGACCTACGGTATTATTAAACCATTGAACGATAGCTTTACCGCTATTCATGATTTTAGCGTTGAGATTATCAAAATCAACACCAATGTTATAAATGACATAATGCAATGTAGCTGCTATTACAGAACCAATCATGTCGTAGACTTTACCAACCGTTTCCAGCAAACCCCAAAAACCTGAATCTGTTGTTTTGAAGTAATCTTGGAACAAGCTAGTTTGCTTATTGACACTTTTATCAGTTCTGGTTTCAATATCTACTAATGAGTCGTAGACAACATCATAAAGCATTGACCAACCTGCACCAACGGCATCAAGCATATCTAGGAAGAACGTACCTGTATCAGCAATAACACCATGACTATTTCGCAACTCATCTTCCATTAATATGGCGTAAGTTATAATACCAGTGATAGCAACAATAGCGGCGATACCCATTGCAGCGAACGGATTTGCGGCGATTGCGGTAAATGTAGACAAAATAGCGGGCAACAGTCTGGACGATAATGCAATAGCTATCGCTGTGAAAGTAGATACGCCAACGGAAGCCAGTAACTTCATGTGTTCCGATAACCACAAGATAGCACCAGCCAACTTGGAACTAACGTTAATTTTGCTATCGAGTTCACCCCAGAATTTAATCCATTGGTTTTTGAGTTCCGTCAGAGCGTCCGACACTCGCATTTTATAACCGGAAAACTGTTTGTCCACTTCCGGTTGGGCGTCACGAATAGCCTCAATCATAACGTCCAGTGTCAACTTACCTTGTTTACGCAATTCCAACAATTCGCCGCGCGTAACGCCCATCTTTTTAGCAATAGCGTCCATGAGCAAAGGCATAGTTTCTGCAACGGTACGGAATTCATCGCCGTCCAGTTTACCTTTTGAGAACGCTTGGGATAACTGAAGCAAAGCTGCGCCCGCCTCTTGGCTACCCTTACCGGACATTGCAATCATTTTGTTGACAGTTTCAGTCACCATTAAACTGTCTTTTTGGCTACGTCCAACAGATTTTAAAGCCAAGTCAAAACGGCTAAAGGCAATCGAGGTATCCTCAACGGAAGCACGGCTTCGCTTGGCAATATCATACATCTCTTTTGTTAACTGATTAACCTGCGCTTGACTATCTGCAACCAATTTCAACCTGTTCTGCAAGTTGGTATAGCTGTCCATTGCTTTCACGATTGCACCAGTGCTGATTGTCGTACCTGCAAACGCGGCAAACAATGTCATCATCTGGCGTATTTTATAGACAGTTCTTGTTAACGTACTGTCCAGCTTACCGAACTCGGAACGCAATTTTCCAAAATTGTGGTTATTGCTTTTATCCAAAGAGTTATTCATCTTACCGCTGCTTTTGGCGGCATTTTCAGCAGAATCTGCAATGTCTCTGATGTTACGGATGACAACACGAGAACCATTTTCGCTAATAACAATCTTGATGTTTTCGTTTGCCATTTAGAACGCCTTTAAGAAAATCTTTGAATTTGTTTGTATCGAGTTTAATGCTACTTCTGTCGCTCGTAAAACATAATTGGACGGAGCTTGTTGACTGCTGCCCTCATTAAGTTTAACGATATAATCCACATTGTTTTGGATATAAATAGGTTGTGTGCCTTTGTGAGCCGAGATAACCGCTGTCGCTGCATTTAATGCACCAGGAATAGCGGCATCCCGACCATAAGTTTCGATAATGCTTTCAACGCCTGTACCAATACTAACAATCCAGTTTGAACGCGCTTTACCTGTCAAAACGGGTGTCGCAGTAACCACATGGGCATGGACATCACCTGCCACCTTTTTCATGATACGGCTCGCACCTTTTTCGACTTCGTCCGCCGTTTCACGCATACGTTTTGCAAATTGGTCTAAGTTCATTTCTTTTTCTGTTGTTTAGCACGGTAATCTAAATACGCATTATCCATTTCTCGCACCATGTAAAATAAGTCGTCCGTTTGATAAGCAGATAACTTATTGTAGGCAGCCCAATCTCGTATTGCAGTCCAAGGAATCGGACCCTCAGACATACCGTAACTTCTACACGTTGTTAAATCTAAAAACGCCATGAAATACAACTCTAGTCCTTCCGTAAGAATAGGTGCATTTGCAATGGCGTCCGGTATTGGAAGTTTTAATTGAGCGCACTGACGCAAGATAGCTTGTTCAGTCGCGCCCTGCTCCAACTGGTAGAGCAGGACGTCTTTTAGTTTTTTGCGTCTTGCTCATTAATTTCGACGCGGAACAATGCAAGGTTAGTCGCCTGTTCTTGAACGTCTGCAAACAGTTCTGGCAAGTCCGAGAACAGTTTAATGACGTTGTCGCGGTTGAAAGGCATAGGTTTACCGTCCGCGCCCTCAATGTTTGACCAGCCGATAACCACAGTGTCCGCATACACTTCACGCAGAATGGAATTCATAACTTCCAAGTCCAGAGTGCCGTTTTGCAACTGGCGACGGTAAGGTTTGGTCTTGGCTTCCATTGCGCGGTTGTAAGCAGTGTTTGCGCCACCTGCACGACAAATTTTAATCTGAATCGGTTTACCATCTTTGGTAGTACCGTATTGAAGGAATACACCCTCTTGTTCAACTTTTTTGTCTGTTCCAAATTGGCTGTACAATGACATTTTTATCTCCAAAATATTAAAAAAGGACGGCGTTGTGCCGTCCTTGTATTTTACACGCCGCCCGCTACGTTTGGCAAGTAGCTAAAGCGTTGAATCTGCAACGTGTAACCGAATTTACCTTTAACCGCATTGGTATCCAGCGGCAACATGATTGCTTGGTCTTTTTCAACAGTCAAACGACCGTTACCAAGTGTCAACAGTGGAATATCCCAAACCATGCCGCTGTTACGTTTGAGCATAACCATGTCCAAAGTAATATCGGCATTGTTACGAACAGCTTTAACCGCTGAAATGTCTGCAAAGTAAGCAGTCATAGAACCGCCAACCTCGAACATACCTGCGGTAGTATCGATAGCACCGAGAGTACCAATCGCTTTAGACGCAGATACGTTGTTGTTAACGCTAATTGACAGTTCTGTCGCAAAGGCGTACAACGGCTTAACTGCGGATTCGTCCACAACTTCAGCCAACTTAATGCGATGCACATCTGAAGAAGTGTTAAAAGCGGATTCAGGCGCAGAAATTGGTCGAGTGCCAGTTTTCAAGCCAGCTTTGCCGTCGCGTTGTTCACTGTCCAATGCCATAAAGGACATATCAACAGTAACTTTGTCGGCAGACGAAACGTTAACAGTCATTTCGTTAGGAACTGCGCCTACAAGGTATTCGGACATATCGCCGTCCTTGTCTTTGCCCAAATAGCGTTCCAGTTGATAGGAACGGCGTTTGATTAATGACGGTTCGGCTTCGTTGCGGATAATGCTACCTACATAAATCTCAATGGATTTATTAGTACCAACTTCCGCTTGAGCGGCAAAGTCTGTTTTGTCAAAAGTGATTGCGTTCGGTGTAACCACACTGATACGGGCAAAGCCTGTGTTATTGGTGAAGCGGGAAGTAGCTTCGTCGCCGCCAATGAAAACCCATTCACCTGGAACAAAACCGTATGTATTCAGGTTGCTACCAGTCAACTGGAACAGTTTACCATTCATTACGGCATTGAGCGCACTGGTATCGAATTTGATACCGACGTGATTGATATAAGCACCTGCGGGCGGAGTTTCGTCCAAAACAGCTTCTTTGAACGTAACCTTTGTCGCACTAGCGTCAGCGGCAACGGTACGACGCACGTTGTTTTCGGCTTTACCAAAGCCGCCAAATTGCACAATATAGCCCTTTTTAAAGCCAGCCAAGCCAGCAGCAGCGGCAACGCTTTTGTCAGCGGCTGCGGCGGCTGTGAGGGCAACAGGCGCACCATTTAGCGGCATAGTAGTGGCACGTTCGCGAGCGTCGGCAAACAAAAAGCCTTGCAACAATCGCCAAGTATTACCGATTGTCAAGTCTTGTTGGAAACCGCCGGAAGCTTCCAAGTCTGTAACAACGCCTTTTTCACGTTGACGAGACGCTGAAATTGGTTCACGCGCCTGTGTGGTAATAGTACCACCGAAATCGTTATATGAGTTCGGTTCCAATCCATGCCATGTGACATTGGCGGGTAACTGACGCAAACATTCCTCTTCAGCGTAACGGAGTCCTGTGGCGTTCGAGTCTAATCGGTTTGACTGACATACTGCCATTTTAAATCACCTTATATCTTCATAAGTAAAAATCGCGCTCACATTCATCTGCTGAAACGCACCTTCCGGCATTGCCTCTAACAAAGAAACACGCCTAAACCATATATCATCGTATCGTGCTGCTTGATACGCATCAACTATCTGCTGCCCTAACTCATAAAGCTGGACGTTGCCATCATGCACGGGAGCAAACAGCTGGATATTTAACTGCCCTATTCTTTCATATCGCCGTTTGTCATTACCACAACCAAGCGATGTCTGGCCTGCGCTGACGTGGGCAATCGTTACACGCGCCCAGCAAGTTTCTGTGAACGGCGGCTTTGCAAGGCTATCTTCCCATACAACAGGATAGCCTGTTGTCTTCCAAACGCTGTAAAAAGGTTCGTGTATTTTGTCTCGAGCGTCCAAGTAATTCATCGTTTTACCCCTACTGCGTAAAACAATTCATGTTTACCAGGACGCAATTCGCTAAGGAACACGACACGCCATTTAACACCATCGTCAATAATGAAACGTGCGTCCACAAGGCGGTTAATACCTGAGAAAAGGACAAACTGTTCGCATTCTGCGAGCAAATCCTCTTCTTTTATAGATAAACCAAAGTCCTTCTGCGCCGTGTACGACGGAACAAAGACACCCATCTGCTTAATCTCGGTGTCTTGTTTTTTAAAACCGTTCCACGGTTTATTAGGGTCTGCGGGTTCGTTGCTAGGAATAACGAGCGTTACTTCACGCCCGTTTTCAGCAATCATCTCTTCAACCCACATATATTCAGAAGGAAGCATTAGTTTCTAATCCACCTGTTTTCACAAGAACTTCCGAGTAGTGGCACTAACAAATAATCCGCACCCGGATAGGGTCTAAATAATGTTACTGTAGAACCAACGCCTTTTGATGGCGTTCTCATTTCTGTTTCCAACGGTCCGACCTTTTTACGGCGAACTGTTGAAGCCATACCGGATTCGTCAAACTTAGGGTCTGGAACAAGCGGCGCGTTATTTGCACGAATGGCGTATTCAAAACACGCTTTTTTAAGAACTTCCGGAATTGGGCTAATGTAAGTAATTCCCGTTCTGGGGAAACTTAACGGCTGATTATCCTGCTTCTTCTTTCCGAGGAAGCGTCGCCCAAAGCGAAGTTCTATGTAGTCGGTTGCTGCAATCAGAAGTGCTTCTTTAGCGGTCTGTTCCAGCGATAACCACACATGGTTATTTCGTGCCGTGAAATAGTTATCTGCTTCAACGAGGTCAACATAACTATTTGCATTTGGGACAATAGAACCATCTTCAACAATGAGCGACATGATAAACCTATTTCTTAGTTGAGTAAGCTAAATCCGTTGGATTCACGCCTGCTAACTTTTGCAGAACTTCCGGCGTAACGCCAGCTTCACGTAATGCTTCTACAACACGGCTGCGTTCGTTGTTCGCTTCCAGTTGAGCGTTCAGATAACCGCGAACCGGATCCAAATCGTCTGTTTTCGGTTTTGCAGCGTCCAAAGCCAAGCGAGCGGCGTCCTCTTCCTGCAAAGCAGCAACATAGTCCGCTTCAGCCTGTTCCTTAGCCAAAAGTTTTTCATTCGTTTTGGCTTCGGCATCGGCAAGAGCTTTTTCAAGAACTTCGATATCGGTTTCTTCTACCTTTTCTTCCGGTTTGGTTTCCGGATCTTGAGGTTCAGACCCTGCATCAACGCTTGTTCCTGTTGCTGTAACAGAATTTTCTTGCGGCTGGTTTTCTGCGCCTTGTTGGTTATCGGACGGGGTCTGAACTTGCCCTTCCGTTTGCTTCGGTTCCCAGTTTGCTGCGGTTTCTCGGTTGAAATCCGGTGCGACCGCATTGATGGTGTCTCGGGTAACAGACGGGTCTGAAGCAAGCATTTTGACGGTGTCCAGGCGAGGTTGTCCATCGACTGTCCAGTGGTTGTCATTTGAAACGTCCAATTTTTTCAACGCATCAATAATATTTTGCATTTCGGTCTCCATTGTGGTTATAGAAGGCCGTTAAACCCTCTATAACCACAGTTTAGGATTATTTGAATTCGCGGGTAATCAGGCGAGCAATCTTGATTTGCTTGCGTTCAGGGAACACGCGCTTCCAAGAGTCTTTATGCGCCAAGTTGTTCGCGGTTGCTTCGTTGCTTGGACCGCCTTTAGCTGGTGTACCAACGAACGCATGACCGACAGGGTGGATTGCAAACTGTTGACGGTTGTAAAGGATTTCTTGACCGCCGCCGTTACCAGCATCAGGCTTGCGTTCAACTTCGGTCGGAACGGCAGGCATACCGTGACCCAGTTTGACCGCGCCAGCTTCAAACAGCCAGGATTCAAATACGCCTTTTTCGATTACAGGCATACTGTCGTCCACAATTACTTGGCGACCCAAGTAATGAGCAATTTTGACAGCGTGGTTGTTGATTGAGACAGGAATGAACTCAATCAAGTTGCGTTTCAGCATATTGTTGTAGACAACGGAGTGAACCATTACCATAGACAGGCGGTCCATGCTGTCGCCCATAGTAAGGCAAGTGTCCAGGAACGAACCACCGTTGAAGTCGGTCACGCCTGCTTGGTAAGTTGTACCACGAACGTCGAATGTCAAGTCATTCAAAACGTGTTCATTAGCGGTAGGAGCAGCGGCATTGTCAGCAAAGACACCTTTCATTGTGGCAATAAAGGCAGCTTGCAAGCGACGCGCCCAGTAATAGGAAACGCGGTCGGCAATAGCAGCCATAGGGTCAGAGCCAGCCAAATCAGCAACCAAGTCCATGCTGGACCATGATTTGTTACGGTTCATGCGAACTTGGATTTCGTTACCAGTAGTGATTTTGGAAGGAGAGGATTTTTGAGACGGGTCGTCAGTTGAGACGTTTTCGTCTTCATTAGCCAAATCGTTCCAGAACGGACGGTTGAAAGTTAAACCACCGCCAGCCAAATCAGCGGACAAACCGCTGTCAATTTGCAAAGCACCGGATTGAATCAAGCGGCACTTTTCTTGGGTCAGTTGTTGGACGTAGGGGTTGAAAATTTCCGGTACAACAACGTCAGAAATACGGACTGTCATTTGTATATCCTTAGATTGAAATTAGGAGTTAAAGTCTACGTCCTCAAGACCCTAGACTCAAAAAGTTAAGCAGCCATGCTACTTTCAAGATACTGTAACATGGCTGCTTAAAATTGTCAACGATTATTTTTTGGCTTCAGGTTTCGGACCGCCGATTTGAGTACCTGCTGCGCGGGCAAGTTGTTCCGCACGTTTAGGGTCTTCGCGGATAATTTGACCTTGTTTAGTCAAATTCCAACCAGCGTTAGTCCACGGATTGTCGCCTGTTGCACCTGCACCGCGACTACCTGCTGCGCCGCCACCTTGAGAAGTACCCCACCAGTGCGGCTTATCGTTCTTACGGTCCGCCAACCAATCTTCAGCACTGATTCCAGGTGTTACGCCTACATTGTCTTTTGTAACCACACTGCCATCGTCGAGAACTTCAAACAGGCGTTCACCGAGTGTTACAGCGTCCTCAATAGCGGATTTTTGGAAACCTTGTTGTTTACCAACAGCCGAACGGATACTGTCGTGAATCTTGCGAACACGGGATGCGCTTTCGTAATTGCCAATAGTGGCTTTAGCCTCTTCCAACTCTTTGGCGTATTTGTCGCGTTCGCGTTCAACAGGAACAATTTTAGCGCGAAGTTTAGCTTCAACCAATTCGTCCACGTTTTTGTCGCCTTTAGCGGCAGCTTCCAATTCTGGAATACGGTCGAGTTCCACGATTACGTCTTCAATTTTACGGTCGCCCAACAGTTTCACGCGTTCTTTCAGATTTTTATGTTCTGCGCGTTCTTTTGTCAATGCGGTTTGCAAGCGGTCAACGTCCGCTTTGGTTTTCATACCCTCGACGCCAGTCAGTTCAAACTTGCCGTCTTTTTCTGTGTAGAGGTCGTGGTATTTTTCATCAACGTCATCCAGAGTCTCTACGATAATTTGTAATGCCATTTTGAATCTCCAATTAATTGTGAATAGCAAGGCTATTATGCCTCGCTATCTTTCGGCTTGTCAACAGGTTTGTCATTAGCAGGGTTTGGAACTTGCAAACCCGCATTTTGTGGAACTGTAACACGACGACCCTCTTTAATCTCTTTTTCAATTTGGATTAACTCGTCCTCGTATGTCATTGTGGTTAAACCTTTAGACAGGGCAAGGCGGTGGACAGATTCGTGTGAAATCGGCGCACCAAGTTGGATTGCTTGCATATACATCAGCAGGTCTTGACCTTCCAAATCGTTAACGGCAAACTCAAGGTTAGGATGAACTTCAACTTCGTTCTCGTTCAAACCCATCCATTTAGCGCACAGTTTAAGGATTTTCTCAAGTGCTGCCGCGCCACTAATGGCAATCTGCATCAGTGTGGAAGTTTGTGCGCCCAAACGTGTCTGCAAGGCGATACCGGATTCTACTTTGTCGTTTGAGTTTGACAGTTGACCACTTTGAATTTCCGCGCGTAAGCGGTCATTTACCAGTGCATACCGTTGTTCGGGCAAACCACGACCATCAACGCCAATGAATTTGGCGTCACCACCCTGCTCAATGTGAAGGGCTGCACCAGAACCAATACGCACCTTTTCGTCCTCTTCGCGATTCATAGCTCCGATAACCACAAGGGTGTCTTGACCCATCATGTAGAGTGTTTGGCGGTAATCCGCTTCTGCGCGGTAAATTGCAAGGGACTGATTCGCCAGTGCCAACAAAGGCGGTTCATCAGGGTTAGACGTTAAGTCTTTGGTGTTTACAAAGACAAAAGGTACTTCTTTTAAAGGAACGCCTTTATAAACAGGCGTAATCATATTGGACGGGTCGTATTCAAACGTACTGTCTTGAGTGAACACGCCCTGCTTGTAATCTGCTTCACCATTGGATTCATTTTCGTCCAATTCACCCAAAAGAAGCAAACGGTATTTCTCGTAAACGTCCCAATTAAAGCCGTTTGTGCGTTTAACGGAACTTTCGTTGAGGACAACAAAGTTTAGTTCCGTATGACCCTCGCCGATAACGTTTTCGTCCCAGTTAATAATAGCTTCCGCGTCATACAACGCAATATAAGGTAACGTAGTATCTTCTGTTATCTGTGGTAAATCCAACAGCAACCCGCAACGACCGTTAATCAGTTGTTCTTCGTTAACACGACGCAACAGGTTCACAAGACTTTCGCCGTTAGGTGTGGCAAAATTCCGCATTCCTTCCATGCCTTTTGGAAGTTTGATTGTAGCAGGCCGTCTCCATAACATACCCACATAGTTTTCCACAGCTTCTTTAACGTATTCAGGAAATACCGCTCGCAACAGATAGCTATTGTAGGCAGCCAAACCATCGCAACCATGATTCATTCCGTCCAAAAGCATACCTGCCGTTGGTGGTAAGTATTTTGTTGATTTAGATTTAACCACACGAGAACCTTTATAGGTGTCGCGCATTACTTCCCAATCAGGAACTTTCTCGGCATAAGCAGGATGAGTATTTTTAATGGACATTTAAGTTCCTTTTGTCCGCGAGGACGTAAATTTAATAGAGCCAACAGACCAATGCCAGTCCACAAAGTAACCGATAGCAGTTGTGATGTGTTGATACTGGTTTGTTTGGTCTTCTTGAAAGCTAGAACCCTCTTTAAGCTGAACTGTGGCTAAACCTTTGTGACAGTAAGGGGCTTTGCTGGTGTTTACAAACAAGCGAACTTTACCTTCAGCGTTCAATATAAGGGCGCGTACCGCGTTTTGACGGTCTTTAATTGCAGGATGCTTATGTTTCACACGGCGTTCATACTTCCAACCGTGTAAACGCAACACTTCTTCAATCTCGTCATAATCCGATTTGTGACCGTGTTTCTCGCCAGAACGTCCCGCAGGGTCGCCGTAGATAAAAACCTTTTTATTCTTGTGGTCTTTAAATTTTTCCACAAATTCTTTGGCAGACTCACGAGATACCGCGTGTTCCAGAATAATTTCGTCCACAAAATAAGGAATGTCGTCTCGAATGACGGCAATGGCGGATGACAACGGCGTAAAGTTCTGGTCGTGCATCCAATGTATTTCTTCGGTCGGTTGTAGCTCGGCGTTTGTGAAGTTATCCGCGCAATAGTCCTCATAAATACGACCACTCGCAGTTTCAAAGGACGCGCAATACTCTTGATTGTATTGCCGTGCGGACATGGTGCGCTTTGCCGCCGCAATAACGTCTTCCGGCAGAATCTCTTCTGACTTCCAGTGGAACACTTTATAGTCTGGGTCTTCACCTTTGATAGCGTACTCGTACATATCATAGTAATGGTTAAGACCGTCCGGCACACCGATAAACCAGCACCACGCGCGATAATAAGGGCGTGTTGGATTAACGGTATTCAATGCGGGCATGATGTTTTCTTGTAGCGCAGACCCTTTAACGTCCGCAATCTCGTCAATAATACCGCCAGTCCAGTTAATACCCTCGATACGTTGAGGTTGGTCTAGACCAATAACGTGAATCTCAGTTCCGTTAGGTAAAAAGATTTTTAGCTCGGACTCTGACGGTGGACGTGGGTGCATACAGGAAATAGTCAAGGCTTTTAAATCGTCCCACCAAATCTTCTTGGCTTGGTTGACAGTCGGTGCAGCCGCAAAGTATTTCTCGTTCGGGTAATACATCGCTTGACGCGCTAAAAACCGTTTAGCGCGTTCTGTTTTACCCGAACGGCGGCCTGCTGGAACCACAGGAAAGCGTATTCCGTCATCAACCGCCCTGTCCAATGCCAACTGGACAGGGTGCGCTTTTAACGGATACCATCGAGCTTTTTGACGCTCAATGATTAGCTTAGATACTTGGGACATTATTTAAATACACCAGCGCGGAACAAAATACCGCGCAAAGCTTCCGGATAATTGGTTGAAACTTTGAAACCAGTTTTTGTCAACTCGCTTGTGTAGATGACAATCTTCTTAGTTTTATCTGTGGTTTCTGCGGTAATTTCAAACACATCGGGCTTTTTGCTAAAAGGTTTAGGGAAAGCCAAAGAGAAATAAACATTCTTCTCTTTTTGGATAGTGCTGACATCAATATAACCCTCGTGATATTCGGCGTAAAACTCGCCTATATTTACGCCGCTAGGGGCTGGCGCGGGTGTGGGTGCGGCTGGTGTACCACCTGCACCGCCTTCGCCGCCTGTGCCGCTCCCTGCGCCGCCATTTGCAACAAGTACAAGCGAATTGCGGGCTGCCATTGCCGCCTGAATCTCTTGTATGGTTGAGTAATCCCCATACATACGATAATAGTATTGCCCGTAAAGGCTCAAAACGATGTCACTTGCGGCATTTGTAACCACAATTCCGTAATCCGCTGCCGCGTAAACCGTGTTTGCTGCCAATCGTTTTGGCAATGTATCAACTTTGACTGCCATCTTTTCTATCCTGTACCGCCATACCGACGGCAATGTCCTTAAATACGTCTATCAATGCTTTAGTACCGTCCTCAATCTCGGCGCGGTCAAAGCCGTGCATAACAGCCATCTGTTTCGCCGCAGATACGCGGGATGCGTGTGGACCGTCTTGCATTGCAATACGAAGTGTGGTTAAGATAAGTTCCTTGTCCTTAGCTTTAACCTCTTCTTCGGTTAACTGTCTGCGTCCTGTTACGTTTGAGATTTGCTGTTGGACGTAGGACTCTTCCATAAAACGGATAGCCCAGTCGTTCGCATACGGAACTTGCAAGCCCATTCTCAAGCAAGCGTTAACAGGATGGAAGTCTTTGACATACTCAAGCACGAACAAGTCGCGAAGAGCTTTTTCATCTTCGCTTAATTCAGGAGCTAACAAGTCCTTATCCAAAACACCTAGTGGATTTACTTTGTTCATGTCATTCTTCCGCGTACTTTTGAGCCTTATATAACCACAATTATTGTCGTTTGTCAACTGATTTAGCTACCGCTTCCTCAATAGACCGATTATAATAGTCTCGCATTCCCTCGTAATTCTGAATATCCACTTGAGCTTCTGAAAACGCTTTAAAGTCCGCATTTTCACTTGCTACACGAGATTTCTCTTTGGATAATTCCAACATTCTTTCACAAAATTTTAAGCAATTAAACATGATAGTGAGCAGAAAGAAAGCCCGCGCCCAATATTTTGTTTTCTTCTAAGCGCGGGAGTTATTAATTAGACGTGCAAACCTTGCAGATATACGGTTTTACCGTTTTTCTTGGTTGCTGTGAGGATTTGATTACGCATCGGTGCGTTACGGCGGAATCCAATGTGAACCCATGCACCATCACCGCGTTCCGGAAATTCCAGAATCAACTGGTCGAATACCAATTTACCAGCGTCACGCATCTTAATCAACTCTTTAGCAAATGCCAAAGAAGTCAAACCGATTGCATCACAGTCTGCTGCCAAACCGAAGCGGTGTGCGGATGTAGGGCTACCGCCGACCAATTTGTTCACGCGTTCGCTGCGGAAGCAACTTGTTACAATAATTCCACGTCCAACATACTCGCGGATTTTCTCCAACTGCTGCGCCGTGTAATAAATATTGTCCATTTCCGCTGCGGTAGGGACGTTTTCGATACCTGCACGTCGAGCAGACTCGCTACGCGTCAGTTCTCGAAAACTGAAGTGTTCACTGATTTGCTTTTCCATCTTGAGTTCCTATTTCACGGTCAGCTTTTAGAATAGCCACACAAGCATCGCGCTGACCTATTGCGATGTTTGCTTGCTCGGCGATGTTGAGAATATGTTGTCCAACTCGTTCTGAATCGTCGTCTTGTTTGGTTTCGGGTCGGTTATCCACGCTGGCACGGGTGCTAACTTCGGTTGTTCGCACTGGCACGGCGGCGGTTTGACATGACCGCAAGCGGATAGTACCATTAGACAGCTTACTGCGAAGAGTATTGATTTCATCTCGTGCTTCCTTTAATTCAGCAGTTTTTTCTTCGTCTATCTTGGCAACAGCTTCAACAGACTTACGCTCCATGTTACGAACTTCGGTCTTGTGTTTAACAATTTCCTTTTGTTGTCGCAACATTTCGGCATTCCATTTATCTTGCCAATGCTTGTTGACAATGTAGCCGCCCGTTACACCTGCAAGCGTGGCTATAACCACACCTGCAAGCACATAAACGGTCAATTTATTTGTCAGAAGATTCGGTATCATTTTTCTTGTCCACCGTTTTCTTGAAATTATCTGTATATTTGCGAATTATCTCGTAACCCAGAACACCAGCACAGCAAGCAAAGAACATTATCATTACAGGGCTGACGTTAATCATTGTTGTACCTGAGAAGAACAGGAATGTCATTATACCTGCGAAGCTCGATATCAGCAAGTTTGCGGCAAGTTCCACAGCGAGATTGTGGCTGTACGTTCGCGGATTTTGCAAGTTACGAATAGTCTGAACTAATCCACCTGCCGCGCCAGCAAGACACGAGTAAAGGATATCCCATACCATCGGTCCTGTTTTTATAGCTTCGTGGAATGATTCCCTTACCTCTGCCAACGCCAGACTGGTAAGGGAACAATAAAGCAATGTGGATAAAATCCACTTCGTTTTCCGTTTAAACATTTTTCCATTTTCCATTATTAATTGCGCCTTCCAATAACGCGCAACCCATACCCCATAAGAATAACCACAGGTAGAATATCTTGAGAATAGGTGGGCTAGGAATAAGCAAGTGAGTAGACAAAGGAATAATAAACAAAGACCCGAACGTTGTTGGTAAGTAGAACCAGTGTCTGTATCTTGTGGCAAAAGTACACCACGCGCGGACAATAAAATTTAACGCCTCAAAACGTTGCATTCGGATGTGGCAACCCTCGCAGTGCTTTTTAATCCACTCTTTTGATGAGTTCCACACAGTCTCCACAAAAACATCCATAATTAAAAGGATAGTGGAAACTGCCAAAAACCATATCAAACTTTTACCAAGTAAAGAACTATTCGCGTAAACACGCTGCATAATAGTTCCCGATATGTTAAGGTGGACAAGCATTAGCACAAAAACAGAAAATCCGTAACTAGCCCGTAACGCTCGAATTAAAAGAACATTCTGCTTTCGGATCCAATAACGTTGCGACATTTTGGACATATCAAACTCCAACGGTAATAATATTCTTCACGTTTACAAATCCCGTATTATCATGTTATAATATCAATTACCTTAATTATAACATTCATTTTTATGATAGGCAAATAAAAACTGGCAAGCCTAAACTTGCCAGTTTCCGTCCATCACAGGAGTAAACACGGCTATTAACCGCGAAGCGTATTATACTCGCGAAGTAAGTTTTCCACAATACCCTGCACAATGTAAGCTTCAGTTTCAGGCGAAAACGCGTCCTCTTGCATCCAAATGGCAATTTCCTGCTTAATGTGAACAGCCTCATGCACCAACAAAGGAATGTCCATTCCAATGTAGCAAGTCGGAACCATCCAAACAATACACATAACATCGGTAATCGTGCGTCCATCCTCTACACGCTTGTTCACAAGTGTTTGCGTGTGGGCAGCACATGGAGCGTCCGGAAGTTTATCAAGCGGAATATCCAACTGCTTGAACAACTTCTTGCACTGTTTGAGTGATTCTACATAGGCGTATTTCACATTCGCCAACGGCGCGTCATAAACCTTTATCATCGCTAATCCTTTGTTTTACAGTTTGCGGCATACGCAACAATGGAAACCATGCCACGTCATAATTCGGGTCAAAAGTCCCGATACGCGCCACGCCGTATTTTGAAATGACAAACAGTTTCGTATTGAGCGGCGGCGGTGTTATTTGTGCATCGTAACATTCAAATTCGCCCACACAGTGTGCATGCGTACTTCCACTTGATTGTTTAATCTTCGTATTTACCATCTTTAATCCAAGTCTCAATGTAATATTTAAACCAACTTTCAAAGTCTTCTTGGTCCACAGTGACGCGACGCAACACTTGCTTCATAGGCGTAACAGGAATGAACGCTTCCATTACAAAGTTCCACTTACGCTTACCGTTTTGACGGTACATCACAATCGGCACACCGCCAAACTCTTCTGAAGCCGTAACACATTGCTTCCACCATGCGTTGACCTGCAACGTTTCCTGCCGTTTAACCTCGATACACAACCCAAACGGATTTGTAATATCGGATCCACCAACAGCTGACTGGTTCTGGTTACGTTGGAACAGCGGCTTCAGTGGCGTTTTATAACCACAGGCAGCAAGTATCGGTAGGGTTAGTGATTCCAACAACTGACACACTTCGCGTTCGCCCGCCTGTCCTTTGGCACGGATATTAATTCCCATTTTGTTCTCCATAATATAGTGGAAGGCATTCGAGGGCGCGGTCAATGGATTCGCGCGCTTCCCTCAAGTCCTGAAATGCGTTTTTATGTCCGCGTTGACCACAGGCTAAGAGTTTCTTGATTGCGTGTTGGATAGCAGGGTTACGAACGTCGAACATAATTAGGACGTCATAAACGTCTAAGGACGTTAACCCTTTCGGAATTGGTTTTGCGTATTTATTCATAAATTACTCCTTTAATGGATGGGATTGGTTGTTATAACCACAAATAAGTAAGAGTTGGTATTATATGGCGGGCGGGTTGGGATTACAAGTAATGGATTTGTAAAACGTGGTGTCGAAATTTACAACGCCGCGTATTTTGGCGAAGAGGATTGGTGATAATATTTCGAGGGTGAAATTTGATAGGTGGATATATTGTGAGTAGATGTAATATAAAGTAGACCTATTTCCGAATTTTGGGACGGCTGGGTGGGTGTAATAAGGCGCGGGCGTTGCTCACATATGTAACTATACCCCCCGCCATAGTACCGCGTGTAACTATAACGGGTGTTACATATACCCGCGCTTGCTTATACCGCTGTTTATTGTAACGTGCGTTATTATAACAAACAAAAAATTACCGCTTGCATGTTATTGCAAGCGGTATTATTACTATATTAAATTATGCTATATGGTTTGCCGTAAAGCTCAACAGTAACCGCCAAGCCTGCCACATTTGCGCCTATGGTGTGTAAAACCGTTAACATGTTATTAATATGCCATGCAGGTAAACCTACATAACGCGCCTTTAATTGTTTGCACAATATATTATTACTATGGTTAATATTAACAATAATACAGTTACAAGTTTTACATTGTGGTTTGCCACAATTACAGGCATTAATAGTTGCTTGAGTTATTACTTTGTTTGTTAATTTGTGCATGGCTATGCCTCATTAATAGGCGTATAACCATTAACATTGTTTGCCTCGCAAAAGGCCTCAACGTTTACCAACGGGCAAAGCTCAACGGCGCGTGCAAGCATAGTAAATTTGCCTTGCTCAAACAGGTTACCTAACTGCTCACTTGTAGCACCTTTAAAGCGGGGCAAGTAACCCTCAATAGCATATAGTGCAACGTTTACTAACGGCTTAGCGGTTAGCCCCTCAATATAGCCAAAAATAGCCAAGCCTGCTACATGGTTGTTAAAGTTTTGCATTTTTATTAACCTTTTAATAATATGTTGTTTTGTTAATAGGCGGGCGGTTTGCCCGCCTAATTGTTAATATGTTATTTAGCGTTTAAACCGTTGTATTTGCGCCACCGGTAAAACTCTATTTGGTTGTTTGTTTGGTTTGTACCTTGCATAGCCTCATGTGCGTTAAGCTCTTTGAGTGTAGGTACTTTACCAGTGCTTTTATAAATTGCCTCGCAAACCTCCCAAACGTGCTTACATTTACCTGCACGCATTGGGGCTTTAATGCCATTTTGTACTTTAGCCTCTTGTTTTTGCGGTTTAACAGGTTGCTCAACAGGGGCGGGCAAAAGGTTTGCAATGCTTGGCACGTTTAAAAGCTCGGTAACAGCTTTTTGCTCTTTTGCTTTAGTAGCACGGGTTGCACGGGTTTTTACGGTTTTAGTTAATGTAACAGCCATTTTTAATACTCCTATTTAGTTTTAAAGGTTAAGGCGTTTTGCCTTTTGCGTTTTAGGCGGTGCTTATTGCTTACTGCCTATGCTTTGCATTATACAGGCTGTTTTGTTAAATGGCGTTAACTTATATAAATATTGTGTAAACAATAAAAAGTAATTGGGCATTAAAAAATGTATTAATGTAACGCGCGTAAATACACCATATTTAGCCAAAATGCAAGCAATTTTACACTTTAGCCATGTAAAACTTACTTTACATTACCTTTACAGTTTATTAACACACGTCAACTTAGATTAACATTACTATTGTTATTGCTTTTGTTAATGGCAAGGCGCAAACAATAGTGTCTGTCTATTACGCATGGTATCGTAACTTTGGTAATGGTTACTAGAGGTATTATTGCGCCTGTATAGTTACTTAAGTGACTATAATGGTAGTTATAACCACAGTTACCGCCCAAAGAGCCAAGCGAGCCAGCCAAGCAAACGGCGACACACAGAAAAACGCCGAAAGCCCTGCAAATAAATCGCGAAAGCCGTATAAAAATCGCGACAGCCCTGCGTATAAAAACGCCGAAAGCCCTTTTATGCGCGGTTTCGCCTGCCAAACCAACGGCAAAGCACGGGCAACACACGGGCAAAGCACACAAAACCGCCAGCAACCCACTAAATTTCGCCCACAAGCCCTATTTGAGCCGTTGCTAACCCTAACCCACGCTAAAGCAGCTAAACGCCAGCATACGCGAAAACTAACCTATTACCGCAAAGGTCTTAAAATGAAACTAAAAACTACTAAATACATCATCGAGTTTCCAGAAAACAATATGCCATCAGCAATCCATGACAACTACTACACAGTGAAACCTTGTTCTGCCGTCCCAACATCACGCCGTATCTCTATCCCAAGCTATTATATCCGAGACTGTTGCGTCTTTACAGATATCAAACGACGAGAAGCCAAACGTATCCTAGACCGTTTCCTTGACCAATTCTTTATCTAATCTATCCTACACCTCATATCCAACACCAGCAGGACAAATCCAACAATCATTGCTGGTGTTTTCATCTATATCATTCCTTTCTCTTCCGAATCCTCTTCTGATTCAACATCCGAAGCAAACAGTCAAAATAAATTTCCGATTCAATTCGGAATCAGTTCGCTACCAAATAAAACTGATTTCGGAACCAAATCGGAAACTCGTCGCTACCTATCAACAGTCTTAACCACAAGGAAGCTATCAACTATCGGCATCGCCCACAAGAACTTCCATCCTACTCCACCCACTTCCGACCCCCACTATCACTGCCAATCGTAATAGTTCCTATCGTCTTCTTGTTCCTGACGTTGTTCTTCATAGAACTTACGTCTAGCTTCAATTTCGGCTTCCTCTTCCTCGTCTCTTTCACCAGTAAATAACCATGCATCGTAGTCCATTTTAACTCTCCTAATATAACCACAGGTAACACCCTGTTACAACCCAAACTATACCCTACATCCAAGACCTACACAAGCACTTTTACACTTCCTTAACCCTCAACTTTCCGACCCAATCCAACCCCACATCACTACCTATCACCGCATTGAATTTTAATGCCATCACTAACACACATTAAAAAATTGGGGTAACAGGTAATACAACCTACAAAACACATTAAAATTTGTCGGGGTAACAAAATACAAAAACAAAAGGCATTATTTTTTGTCGGGGTAAAAAATCACTTTTGGACTCTGTATTTTTTTAATGTGCATACCCCCCTAACATTGTTTACGGAGAGGGCTTAATGTTAATATGTTAACAAATTAAATACCCCGAATTAATACCCCAAAATAATAATAATAAATAATATATATATTAAATAGATATATATAAG